GGGGACCAGCCGCGCACAAAGTTTTACGGTTTTTTTCACAAGGAATAGGCGGAAAAGGACTTGAGAAAGCGCAAAAGGGCACCGGGCGGAGGGCGAAAGCCGAAGCGCTTGTCAGGCAAGGGCGTAAGGCTTGCTGACGCGCTTTCAGTGCAGAGTCGTCGGGCGACCTGTTGGTGGCGCTCCAGAGGGTCGCGCAGGCGGCGCTATCCGGCGAGCTCAAGCGCGAGGACGCGCGCACGCTGATCGAGATTGCGAAAGAGGTCAGGCAGGTGCTCAAGGTCAAGGCCAAGGAGCCGGGGCCCGACCCGCTTGTGGAGGCGATCGAGATTATCACGCCGCAGCAGCAGGAGGCGCTTGCGCGCTACAACGCCAGCGTGACGGTGCCGCCGCTCCAGCCCGGCGAGACCCCGCCGCCTCCCCCGCTTGAGGAGGCGCCGCCCGCGTGAGGGTGTTGCCCACGAAGTGGCGACCGCAGCAGCACCAAGAGCCGGTGCTGGGTCACGACACCGGCGTAGATATCCTCGTGGGTGGTGTCGGCTCAGGCAAGAGCGACGTTGGGGCGTTCAAGTTTTTGCGCTGGGTCTTCCAGCACCCACGGCGCAAGGACGGGCGTCCGACGCAGGGGCTCATTCTCGGCAAAGACTTCCGCAACGCTGGCGATTCGCAGTTCTTGAAGTTGCGCGAGCAGGTGGCGCGGCTCGATCTGCCAGCCGGTCGAGTGATCGTTAAGGAGCTGGGGCCCGGACTGGACCATCCGCCAACATTGTTCTTTAGCAATGGCGTTCGTGTGTGTGCCTTCACCGGCAAAGACACGAACGCCACGCGATCTTACGAGGCTGACTTTTTGTGGGCCGACGAGGCCGAGGAGATGGATGCGCTCTCGTTCGTGACTGCGCTCGGTCGCCTCCGCTCGGCCGAGGCCGTGCGGGCGATCGCGACGAGCAACCCCGCGGGCGGCGGGTGGATCTACCCGATGCTGGCGGGCGATTACCCCGAGTGGGACGAGATACGCGAGGCGAACGACGTCCGCTTCTTCCGTTGGGCGTCCAGACAGAACAAGTTTAACGACCCCAAGGTTATGCGGACACTCCGAGCCGCCTATCGCGCCACGTCGCCGGGGCTCGAGCTTCAGGAGCTCGGCGGGCGCTTCCTCGGGACGGCTGAGGCGCCCGGGTCTCAGATTCTCCAGTACGTGCGCGCCTTTGTCGGCAAGGTCGCGCTCAAGCCCGGCCGCGAGCGCGCGGTGGTAGTCGGGGCTGACCTCGGCAAGTCGGAAGACTTCGTTTGGTTGACCGCGGCCAACGTGGCGGGCGTGGTGCTGGCGCAAGACCGCTTCAACATGACCGAGGTTGACGTGTCGGAGGACGCTTACTGGCCCTTTGTCGCCGACCGGCTGATTCAGTTCGCGGTGACCTGGGGTGCGTCGCGAATCAACCTTGACCTGGCGCGCGGCGGCGACCAGTTCGCGGCAATGCTCCGCGGCATTCTCCAGGCACGGAAGATCGCGATTGAAGTGGTGGGTGTGGACACGAGCTCGCCGGGCAAGAGGACCGACTTGCTCGAGGCGCTCTCGATGGCGATTGGAATGGGACGCTGGACGGTGCCCACCGCGTGGGAGCTCGAGGGCCAGAGCGCGGTGAGCGTGGCCCACGTCGAGACGCTGCGCGTCGAGTTCAAGCGGCTACAGAAGAGAATGCACGGCTCACAGGCTCGCTACGCCCACCCAACCGGGGGGCACGACGACGGAATCGTCTCGAACGCACTGGCATGGAATGGCCTCGCAACAAGGCCGACGCCTCAAAGGCCGCGAGTGATGCCAGCGTCTAAGGTCAGCCCGCAGCGTCGTATTCGGCGGTCATACTAGGTTGGTTGACCAACTTAGGCAGGAGTGAGGATGGCAAAGAGGAAGCGCCCGAGACCACCGGTCGCGGAGCCGGTCGAGCAGGCCGAAACGGCTACGAGCGACACGACGGCGGCCGACACGACGGCGGCCGAGGTGACCAGCGCAACGTCGCTCAGCCACGAGCCGGGCCCGTCGTTCGTGATTGACGTGGAGACGCGCACGGTCTACACGTTTCAGTCCCGCTCGAGGTGCCCTCGCTGCCGAACCCTGAACACTGTTCGCGTCGGGCAGACGGGGCCGAAGCAGCACCGTAAGTGCCGCGCGCCGATCTGCCGCGAGGCTTACGACGAGATCGGCAAGCCTATCTAATCAGTCCCCTCCTAATTGGTAGCGACTAGCGTTCACTGTTAGCTAGTGCTCTGCGACGCTTGGGACCATGGCATGGTCTTACTCTGATTACGTCACGCTCGAGCCTGGGACCGCTGCCCGGCTGACGCGCGTACGGCTGTTTAAGCAAGAGCTGATTGACGCTCTGCAGAACGGCAAGTACAAGCTTGGCGACCACGAGCACGACCCGGCGGTGATCGGCAACCTGCTCGCCCAGGTCGAGAGCGACCTTGCCTCAGAGGAGGCGAGCGCCGCCGAGTCGGCCGGCTCCACGGCGTGGATGGTGCGCGCCCGAGCTCGCCGCCGATGCTGAATGTTCGCAGAAGCGACCGCTCGACGGCACCTCTCGTGAATCGCTCGGCGCCCGAGCGAGTCAGATACACCCACTTCGGCCGGGTGACGGACGGGGAGCAGTCGGGCTATCGCTCGGCCACGGTCGCCTCGCGCGACGGGCCGACCATTGCCGGGCTGTCCGGCTCGCGAGCCCACGAGATCCCGCATCGCGAAGCGCTGCAGCGCCAGTCGCGCCAGTTCAAGCGCGACAACGGGCTTTACTCGGGAATGCTCAGGCGAGCGCGGTCCTTCATTGTCGGCAACGGCTTCAAGCTCCAGTGCCAAACGCGCTCGCGGAAGTGGAACGAGACGACCGAGCAGGCGTTTGCTGAGTGGTGGCGGCGCCCCGAGGTGACCGGTCAGTTCTCGGGCTCGCAGGTGGAGGATCTCGTCTGTGACGAGCTCCTGACGTGCGGCGAGCTCGGCGTGTCGTTGACGTCGCTCGGCTTGATCCAGATTTTCGAGGCCGAGCAGATCCGTGCGAAGGGCCGCGCCACCGGAGCCAATGACGACGGGATCGAGCGCGACCAGTATGGGCGCCCTACGCGATTCAGCGTCACGCCCTACGGCGCGAACGGTCAGCCCGACAGCGCGAAGGCTGTTAGCTACGGGCCCGGCGAGTTTCTCTACGTCGCTGCGCTTGAGCGGCCGTCCAGCAGTCGGGCCGTCCCGCCTTGCCAGGCGTCGTTTCCGATGCTGCACCGGATCGACGACATTGCGAACAGCGAGGCGGCGGGCTGGCAGGTCCGGGCCAAGTTCGCGGCGGCGATCAATCGCGCGGCCGGCGCCCCGGCTATCTCTACGGTCGCCCACGACGAAGACGGCGAGGACGACACCTCGACCGAGGGTTCTCCGACCGGCGCGAATGTCGCAGAGCTCGAGGAGGCGATCCTCGTCTTCGGCGAGCCGGGCGACACGATCACCGCGCTAAACCAGGCGGCGCCGGCCTCGACGTTCGAGGCGTCGCTCGTCATGTGCATTCGCCTGTTGGGCGTCCCGCTCGGCTTGCCGATCGAGATGACGCTGCTCGACTGGACGAAGAGCAATTACAGCCAGTCGCGCGCGGTTCTCGAGCAGGCGCGGGTCTCGTTCCTGTCGTGGCAGGATCTCTTGGAGACGCACTTCTACCGCCCGATCTACCTGTGGTGGTTGCAGCGCGAGGTCGAGGCGGGCCGCATTGCGGCGCGCAGCGACATGTTCGAGCACGACTGGAACCAGCCGCAGCCGCCCTGGATCGACCAACTCGCCGAGACACAGGCGCAGGGCGAGAAGGTCGACCGCGGCCTTGGAACGCGAAGCGACGCGCTCAAGGCGCAGAACCTCGTTCCCGAGAAGGTCAACGCGCAGCTTGTCGCCGAAGAAGTCGCGGCGTGGGAAGCGTGCAACGAGGTCGAGAAGCAGACTGGCGGCGCCTACCGCCCGTCCATGGAGCGCTTCCTCGGGCTCAAGATCGCGAAGCCCGAGGCGAAGCCCGCGGCAGCGCCGGCCGCCTCGACGCCTCCGGCTCAGAATCCCCCTGCGCCGCCCCCGCCCCCTGCGCCGCCCTCGCGCGCTGAGTCTCACGACGATATGCGCGCGTCGGGATTGGCCGAGACCGAGGCGAGGGTGCCCTTCGTGATCCACAATCACATTGCCCCGGCTGCCGTAAGCGTCGAGGCAGCGGCTCCGGTCGTCGTGCCTGCGCCGGTGGTTAACGTCGCGCCCGCCGCGGTGAACGTGGAGGCGTCGGCCCCTGTCGTTGTGCCGGCGCCTGTGGTGAACGTCGCCCCGGCTGAAGTGTCGGTCGAGGCGCCGGTGGTTAACGTCGCGCCCGCCGCGGTGAACGTTGACGTTGCGGCCCCGGTCGTCAACGTCGATCTGCCCGAAGCGTCCACGCCGAAGGGCCTGCGAGTCCGTCGCGGCGAAGACGGCAAACTGCTCGGCGCCGACTTCACTTAACGGGGGTGCCCGTTGTCCGACAACATTCAGCTTAACGCCGGCTTCGGCGGCGCCGTCGCCGCCACCGAGGAAATCTCCGGAGTCCACCTCCAGCGCGTCAAGCTCGCAGTCGGCGCCAGCGGAGTAGACGACGGTGACGTATCGACAGCCAACGCACTGCCCGTGACGGGCAGTGCGTTGGACGAGATCGAGACGGGGGTCAAGGATCTCCGAAACCAACTCGGCGACGTCCCTGTGGCCGAGGTGTCGCCCGCCATTCAGATAGACGCCGTCTACGGAATCCTGACGAGCGAGCACGAGACGTACACGGCGCTTGGCGGGGGCGCGACTGCGGCCGATACGATCTTCTCGGCGTCGTGCTCCTCGACGGTCGCGAGCTACGGCGTCATTCGGTCGCGAAAGGCGCTGCGCTACCGCGGCGGTCAGGTCGCCGACTTTCGCTTTACGGCGTTGTTTGACACGCCGGTGGCGCTGACGCAGCAAATGGCCGGGCCGCACAATCTCGAACAGGGCTTCTGGCTCGGCTACAACGGCACGTCGTTCGGGGTCATGCACCAGCACGACGGCAAGGCGGAAATCCGAACGCTCACGCTATCGGCTGGCGCTGCCGGGACCGAGTCAATCACAGTCCAGTTGAACGGCGTAAGCTCGACGTTCAACGTAACGGTGGGCACTGCGGCGGTGGTGGCTGCACAAATCGCGGCGCAGTCGTTCACGGGCTGGGCCGCCTACCAGAACGGCTCGACCGTGGTCTTCCTGCGGCAGCTCGTAGGAGTCGCTTCGGGCGCGTACGGGCTCACGAACAACACGGGTGGCGGCACCACGGCTGGGTCGTTCGGCACGGTGCAGACCGGCGTCGCTCATACGACCGACTGGACCTACCAGGCCGACTGGAATATCGACAAGCTCGACGGCACCGGCGCGAGCGGAATGACGCTCAACAAGGCCAAGCTAAACGTCTACCGCGTTCAGTTCGCATGGTTGGGTGGCGGGTCAATCACCTGGAGCGTGAAAAACCCGAGCACCGGCACGTGGGAGAAGTTCCACACGCTCCGCTACCCCAACGCGTACACGGTGCCCAGCGTCCGCAATCCGACGTTCAAGATGGGCTGGGTCGCGTACAACGTCGGAGGCGCCTCTGGCGTGACGACGAAGGGGGTTTGCGGCGCCGCGTTTTCGCACGGCCGCTACGAAACGCTCAGGCGCCCGCAGGCGCTGTCAAACTCGAAGACGGGCATCGGGACGTCGTTCACGAGCGTGCTCGCGATCCGTAATCGCGCGGTGTTCGCTGGCTCGGTCAATCTATCCGGCCTCGTGCCGGTGCTCGCCTCGTTCGCCGTCGACGGCACGAAGCCCGCAGAATGCCGGCTCGTGCTCAATCCGACGTTCGCGGGCACGCAAAACTGGACCTATGTTGACGAGGCGTCGAGCGCGACCGAGTACGACACCGGGGGGACGACGATAACGGGCGGCCAAGTCGTCCTAACGTTGTCGCTCGGCAAGAGTGAGGCTCGGTCCATTGACATTTCCTCGCTCGGCGAGTCGCTCGAGCTAATCCCCACTGACGTGCTCTGCCTCGCGATCAAGGCGACGTCCGGCACGACGGATGGCACCGCGGCTATCTCGTGGGGCCGCGACTGATCCATGCTGCTCCCGCTGCTGATCAACCTGGAGACCAGGCGGCGCGGCAGCGCGCTTTACTACGAGATCGAGCGACTCCGGCAAAAGAAGGCGCGCGGCGCTCTTGAAGAAGAAGAAGAGGAACTACTGCTCTTGCTACTCCTCGCTGCCAGGTCATACCCACTCGCTTACTAATTGGTAGTCCTTAGCATTTCACAAGCGGTCAGCGCCTGCGACGCTCGCAGGCATGACCCTTGCCGCCATCACCGCTGAGCTCATTTCTGGCGAGTGGGCCATGGAGGAGAACGCCCTTCGGGCGCTCGTCCAGGCGGCTGAATCGCTCGACCTCTCGCGGATCACGCCGCCCGCTGACGCCCCGCAGAGGCTTTCGTTTGAGCGCCGCGGCTCGCTCGCGGTCGTCCACGTCAACGGCACGCTGATGAAGCGCGTCCCGCAGTGGGCGAAGTGGATCGGCGCCAACGTCACGGAGACAAGCTCGGTTGCCCGCGCGGTCTCTGATGCGGCGGCCGACGCTGGCATTACCGCTATCGCGCTTCAGGTTGACTCGCCCGGCGGCCAGGTCGCTGGAATGCAGGAGGCAGCGGCGGCGATCCATGCCGCTCGAGCCTCGAAGCCGGTCCATGCGGTGGTCGAGTCCCTCGCCGCGTCGGGCGGCTACTGGCTCGCCTCGCAGGCTGAGTCAATCACGGCGCCGGCCGACGCGAAGGTCGGGTCGATCGGCGTCTACACGGTCGCCGTGGACGAGTCGGCGCGAGCCGAGCGCGAGGGCGTCAAGGTCCACGTGATTCGCTCGGGCCCGCACAAGGGCGCCGGCGAGCCCGGCGCGCCGATCACGGGCGAGCACCTCGCCGCGACGCAATCGGTCGTTGACGGCCTCGCCGAGCTCTTCGTCGCCGACGTGGCGAGGGGCCGAGGCGTGTCACCCGACAAGATCAAGCCTCACGCGACAGGCCGCGTTTGGCTCGCCGCCGAGGCGCAGAAACTCGGCCTCGTTGACCAAGTGGAGCCGGTCAGCGCTGCGCTTTCCCGAATGGCTCCCACGAAGGAGGCTCCGATGGCGGAGCAGCAGAACAAGCCCGACGAGGCCGAGGCGAAGGCCAAGGCCGCGATCGAGTCGGAGCGCGCCCGCGTGAAGGCGATCACCGACGAGTTCGCCGGCAAGGATCAGTCGTTCGCTCTCGCGCAGATCGCGGCGGGCTCGACGCTCGAGCAGGCGAAGCTCGCCTACCTGCCGATCCTCGAGAAGAGGCTCGCCGATCAGGCGAAGGCGCTCGAGGAGAAGGCTCCGGTCGCGTCGCCGGCTCCGCAGGGTGGCGCGACTCCGCTCCCCCGCGGCGGCGATCCGGCCGAGTCGAAGGCGCTCGGCTTCATGGACGCGGCCGCGGCGCTCGCCGCCGACAAGGGCGTTTCGCTGCTCAAGGCCATGAGTGAGGTCGCGAAGAAGAACCCCGGGCTGCACGAGGCGTTCAAGGCCGAGTGCGCGGCGAAGGGCCCCCAGCACCACGCGCGCAAGCGCGCTCTCGGCATCTAGCCGGACTGAAGGAGAAGACAGATGAGCAGCCAGTACAACACGTCGGGCTCGAAGACCTTCACGGCCGGCGAGGCGATCACCGCGTGCCGGTTCGTCAAGGCCGACACCAACCTCGACAGTGAGGGTCTCGCCAAGATCCTCATGGCCGACAGCGATAACGACGACCTCGTTATCGGCTACTGCCCGGACGCGATTGCGTCGGGCTCGAAGGGCACCGTGATCCTGTTCGGCCCGACGTTCAAGGCCGAGGCGGGCGAAGCGGTCGACGCGGGCGACCCGCTCTACATGGGTTCGAACGGCACCGTGGTCGACACGGTCAACACCAGCGAGTCGCCCCGACTGATCGCGCTCGAGACCGTGACGGCCTCGGGCGACTACGTCGAGGTCGCGCGGGTTCTCTAGTCCACGACCGGGCACCGCTGTGGTGCCCGGCGATCAAGTCAACCTCCACTTGCCCCTGAGCTAGGGGCCCTGGAGACGGAAACATGGGTGTCAACTACGGGACGTACGCCACTCCCAGGGCCGACCTGGCGCAGGCGTGGATGGAATACGTGCTCGGCGCGGCCGGCTCGAGCGAGTTCATCGCCACGGAGGTGCTCCCGGTCCTCGGGGTGCCCCTCCGTGACGGCAAGTTCTCGGCGATCACGCGCGACAAGCTCCTGACGGCGGCCGACACGAAGCGCGCGAACCGTGCGGGCTACAACCGCGTGGACTTCGAGGGCGAGGACAAGAGCTGGGCTTGCGAGGAGTTCGGCCTCGAAGGCGCCGTCGACGACCGCGAGCGGATCTTCTACGCGTCGGACTTCGACCACGAGATGGTCACGACGATGCAGATCATCCGCAAGCTGAAGCACGCGCAGGAGGCGCGCGTGTCGGCGCTGATCTTCAACACGACGACGTGGACGGGCTCGGACCTCTACACGGACGTCAGCGGCTCGGCTCCGTGGGACACCGCTTCGAGCGCGATCATCGCCAACGTGATCGCCGCGAAGGAGAAGGTTCGCAAGAACACGGGCGGGCGCGAGGCCAACTGCCTCATCGTCACGCGCTCGCAGTTCGAGAACCTGCTCAAGAACACGGAGATCAAGGCGCAGTTCCCCGGCGCGCCGCTGATCACCAAGGCCATGCTCGAGTCGGCGCTCGGCTCGATCTTCGGCCTCGAGCGGCTGATCGTCGCGGGCGGTATCTACAACTCGGCGGCCGAGAAGGCGACGTCGACCTACACCGCGGCCGAGATCTGGTCGGACGACTACGCCATGATCGCGCGTGTCGCCCCGCAGGGTGCCGCGCTCAACGAGCCGTGCATCGGCCGCACGTTCCTCTGGACGGGCGACTCGCCGAGCGAGCTCGTGGTCGAGACGTACCGCGAGGAGCAGATCCGCGGCGACGTGGTGCGCGTCCGTCACGACGTGGACGAGGTCGTGCTCGGCGCCGAGTTCGGCCACCTCCTCAAGATCGACTAGTCCCCTCCTCTTGCCTTCCCCCGGGCCTGGCGCACGCCGGGCCCGGGGGGTGGTCTACGGAGACACCATGCGTAAGCTCCACCTCTTCCTCGCGGTCGCCTTCGTCGCGGTTCTCGCGTCGATCACTTCCGCTGCGACCAACTCGACGCAGACGGTCAGGCTTCAGGGAATCGGGCCGGTGCTGGTCACGGCCCAGGGCGCCACGGGCGAGACGGTCGCCGTTACCGGTATCGACACGTCCGAAAGCCCGTCGAAGAAGTGCATCGTTCAGCGGCTCAACGTCGCGGGGAACGACGTCTACCTTCTCCTGCGGTTCGAGCACAAGAACGGCGCGCTCTGGATCGACGTCGTCGGCGACTCGTCGGTTTCCAGCCTCTCGGCCACGGTTACCTCGCTGTCGCTCTCGTCGGTGACGATCGGGCACCCCTCGCCCGCGCGTGACCTGATCGATACGTCGGCGATCGTCGCCGCTGGCGGCTCGTAGCGGTCCACCAATGCCCCGCTGGACCCCCGATCCGACGACGTGGCAGGGCGCCGACGCCTACGTGGTGGGCGGCGGAGAGTCCCTGTCCTCGTTCGATTGGCTGGTCCTGCGGGGCAAGCGCGTGATCGGCTGCAACTCGATCGGCCTCAAGCACGGGCCCGAGCTGGTGCCTATCACGCTGTTCCTCGACTGCCCCTGGTTCGCGGACCTCGCCTGCTGGCGCCGGGGTGAGCCGCTGCCGCAGCACTGCACCGAGGAGCCGCGCTGGACGGGGCGTGAGTACGTTGCGGCTGGAGGTCGCCTCGTCGGCCGCTTCGACCGCTACGAGCGCGAGCGCTTCGAGGCCGAGGGCCACGACTGGGTCTGCACGGTCGGCGTCCAGCACGGCCACGAGTCGGTCGGCAAGCTCGGGACTGGCGACCTGCTCTACGGCAACAACGCCGGCGCCGCGGCGCTGAACCTCGCGCTGAGCCTGGGTGCGCGCCGGGTGTTCCTGCTCGGGATCGACCTCCAGATGCTCGAGCGCCCAAACAGTCACGGCATTCGACGCGAGCGCGTGAAGCCGGCGCCTTACAAGCGCTTCGCGCGCTCGTTCGAAGCGATCGCTAAGGCGCTGCCCGCTGGCCGAGAGGTCGTCAACGTTAGCGACGTTTCGAGGCTCACGTGCTTCCCGCGTGTTTCGGTGGCCGAGCACTTCGGCGTGGGGGTGGCGTGTGGATGACCTGATGCGCGCCGCGCTGAAGGGCCTGCTCGAGAACGGGCCGACTGTGGCAATGCTTGGCGCGGCCCTTGTTTACCAGACGCTCGAGCTTAGGGCCGAGCGAAAGAAGAACGAAGCGCTCCACGGCGAAATGCTCGGCCTGCTGCGTGGGATCGGGGGAGGCAAGTGATTCCGTCGATTCCTGAGGACGTTGCTGCGGAGCTCGCGCGAGTGCGCCGAATGCTTGTCAACGAGCCCGAGACGCTCGAACGGCTGCGGCGCATGCTCGCCGACAAGGCGCCTGCCGCCGTCGAGCGGGTGCGTGCTACTCGCCGCCTTTCGCGAAAGCCGCTTGGCGGTGACGGCAAGGCGGTGACGGCATGACCGTCCTTGCCAACCTGCTCGCCACCGACGCAATTCACTGGGCTCGAACCGGCACGAGCACCATGGCCGCTCCGACGTTCGCGGCTCCCGTCGCGATCACCTGCCGTTGGGAGGATCGGCTCGACGTCGTGCTCGGAGCCAACCGCGAGCGGTTCGAGTCCAGCGCGACCGTCTACACGAGCACCGACGTCGCGCCGGGCGACTGGCTGAAGCAGGGCACGCTGTCGACGTCGACGGCCGACGACCCGCGCGACGAGCAGGGTGCCCGCGAGGTCGTGCTCTTCTCGAAGAGCACTGCGCCTCTCGTCACGGTCGATCCCGTGAGGAAGGCGCTGCTCGCGTGAACGTGAAGGGCATGGAGGCTATCGCGAAGAGGCTAGCGGAGATCGCGGCAAACTCGCGCGCGGGCTTCGAGTCCGGCCTGATCGAGGCCGGCAACTACCTGCTTGAGAAGTCGCTCGAGAAGGTGCCCGTCAAGACCGGCGCGCTCAAGTCGAGCGGGTTTACCGAGGCTTCAGGCAGCGGCTACGGCACTGTCGTCCGCGTCGGATTCGGCGGCGAGGGCGCGCCCTACGCCCCGTTCGTTCACGAGTTCTCGCGGAAGGGCCGCAAGTTCCTCGAGGGCCCGGCGCGCGCCAACCGCAGCGCCATGAAGAAGCTCGTTGCCGAGGCGGTGAAGCCCGGCAGCACGGCCAGGCGCTCGAAGACGCGCCCGTCGAAGGCGCTGAAGAAGGCGCTCAAGCTGGCGAAGCGGCAGATCAAGCGCGGCGAGAAGTCGGTCAAGCGCGCCGCCAAGAAGGTGCTGCGCGCCGCCAAGAAGGCCACGCGTAAGGCGGTCAAGGCCGCTCGTCGTGCGGCGAGGAGGCGGCGTAAGTGAGCCATACGCCGGCTGAAATCCTGCGCCAGTTCCTCGTCACGGGCACCGGCGCGCCGTTCGACGTGCCCAACTCGACGGGCGCGACCTGGCCGCTGTACGTCTCGCTCGTGCCCGACGCGGACGACCCGACCGAGGACGACGTCGGCTCGGTGATCGACTCGCCCGGCGTGGTCGAAGACGCCTCCATGACCACGGGGCGCCACCTCGTCCACCACGGGGTGGAGCTGATCGTCCGGGCGAAGAACTACGCGGACGCGTATGCGAAGGCGCGCGAGGCGGTGGCCTGGGTCGAGGACGCGCTCAACGAGGCGGTGTCGATCGGGCTCAGCGCCTACACGATCAACGCGGTCGGCCTCGTCGGCGACCTGAATACGGAGCTCGAGGACGGGCACAAGCGCCGGCACCTCGTCGCGGTGAACTTCCTCGTCACGCTCGACGGGGCCTCGGGCGGCACGCTCTCGCCTCGCTCGCTGTCGGCGAACGTCAGCGAGGCGCTCGACCTGATCGGCTCGACGCGCGGGTCGGTGCTTTACCGCGGTGCGTCCGGGTGGGCGGCGCTCGCGCCCGGGACGAGCGGGCACTTCCTCAAGAGCAACGGGGCCGGCGCCGATCCGAGCTACGCGGCGGCGGCGGGCGGTAGCTGGTCCGGCACGGCTACGTCCGACCTCGATATGGCCGGATACAAGGTCAAGACGACGAACAATACGTCACTGACGGTCGTTTCGCCGGACAGCGGCGGCGGGACGGACACGAGCAAGATCGTCCTCGACGCAAACGCCACCGCCGACGTGAGGATCGTTCCGGGCGGGCGCTGCGACATCGAGCGCACGACCCGAATCGCGGTGAACGGTACCAACGGGGCGCTGCAACTCGGCGCCTCTGGCGACGTGCGCTTCTATCGGAGCGCTGCCAACACGACGACGCACGACAACGGAGCGGGCGGCGCGGCGTCGCTCAATCTCGTCGGAGTGCTCAAGGTCAGCGGCACGCAGGTCGTCGGCTCCCAGGGCGCCGCGGTGGCCGACGCGACGGGAGCCGGTGACGTCGTCGCCCAACTCAACACGCTTTTGGCGCGACTCCGGACGCACGGACTGATCGCGACGTAACAGACCAACTCCAAGCTGCCCCTTAACTCGGGGCCGCAGGAAGGCAAAGACGCATGGCGATCCTGACGAACGGTTTTAGCACCACGGTCACGTTCGGCTCGATGTCCACGAGCGCGAGCGGCGACTTCGAGGTGATCGACCTCAAGCCGTTCGGTATCGACGGCGGCGCCAAGATCGAAGTTACCACGATGTCGAGCACGACCCGCGAGAGGTTCGTACCGCGCTCGCTCTACGAGATCACCCCGATGGAGATCACGTGCGCGTGTGAGACGACCTTTCTTACTGGCGTCTTGGCGAACATCAACGTGAGTCAGTCGATCACGCTGAACTTTCCGGACGGCACCAACTGGACCGGCACGGGCTGGATCAGCAAGTTCGAGCCTGGCACGTTCACGAAGAACGAGCGGCCCACGTTCTCGGTGACGGTCGAGTTCAGCGGCGCGGCGGCTCCGGCCTGGACGGCGTAGCGTGACTGAGAAGCGCTCGCTGCGGCTGCGTGAAGAGGCCGTGACCGTCGAAGCAGAGGACGGTCACGAGCGCCGCTTCACGATTCGCGAGCTCGACGGAGCGGGCCGCGCTATCGCTGTCGAGGCGACGCGCGAGAGGCTCGTCGTGAACGGCGAGCACGTGACCGTGCGCGACGCGGGCGGGCTCGCCCTCGTCGTGCTCGGTCTCGCGCTGCGGGACGAGTCGGGCAACCTGCTCGCAAAGGACGTGCTGGCGAAGTGGCCGGGCTCGCTCGTGGATGAGTGGGCGCGGATTGCCTCGCGAATCAGCCGACTGCCCATGGCGTCGGAGGGAAACGACTAGCGGGAGAGCGGGCCTTGTGGGTCCGACTCTCCCTCGAACTGAAGGCCCCGGTGAACGAGCTACAGGAGCGGGTTTCCTCGACGGAGTTTCTCGACTACTGCGAGGCGCTCGGCTGGCTGACGCGCGAGGTCGTTGCGGAGCCGCAGGAGTCGCGCGAGCCGCCGTGGAAGAAGTGGAAGCAGGGCCTGTCGGACTTCGACGCGAAGCTCAGGGCGCTGGCTCAGAGGAAGGAGGCGAGACGTGGCAGGTGAGACGAACCTCGGCACGCTCGTAATCAACCTCAAGGGCAACGATTCCGGCTTTTCCACGCTGCTGAAGGACGCCACGGCCGCGCTGGGGCATTTCGGCAAGCTCGCCAAGCACGCCTTTAACGTCGTCGGCAAGAACAACAAGGAGTTCAAGGAGCTTCACGAGACATTCGGCGACCTCGGCATTGGGGTCGGCCTGGTCGCCGACGCGTTCATGCAGTTCACCGGGCAGGGCAACCTTGGCCTTGTTGACATGGTCAAGAACACGAGAGTGCTCGGCCACTCGCTGAAGACTTGGGCGACGGCTGGTGCAGTCGCGGCCCAGTTGGCGCTCGAGAAGGTCAAGGCGAAGGTTCGCATTCTCGCGCTTCAGGCAGAGGAGCAACTGACCGGCGTCGACAACACCGCAAAGATCATGACGATTGACGCCGACGCCAAGAATAACGCGGAGGCGCTCAAGCGAGAGATTGACGACATCTTCGGCGAGGATCCAGAGCCCGCCAAGGTTCCGAACGTCAGCGGTGCAATTGAGAAGGAGGCCAAGGAGGCGCGTCAGGCGATGCACTCCTTCGAGGTCTTCAACAAGGGCGACGTCGCGGGATTCCTGGCGTTCAGCCAGGCGGGCCGGACCGGGGCTGGACCTATGGCCCCGAGCAAGCCTGAGTCTGCGACCGGGGCGCGCGAGGCGCTCCGCAACGTCGTTGCGGGCGGCGGGCCTGCTGCGACCGCTGTGGCGCCGGCGCTTGCCGGGCTCGAAGCCTTCCTCGGGCCAGGGGGCGCCGGGACCGAGGCCGCTCGCAACAAGCTTCGAGCGCAAGCGCCAGGGCGCTTCGGCAACCCCAGCGACCACACCGAGGAGATTCTCAAAGACGCCGGAGGGCGCGTGTCAGGCCCCTTTGGCGAGGCCGGCGCGAGGAAGAGCGAAGCCCAGTTGCTCGAGGCCGCTAAGGCGCTCCAGAACGTCGTGCAGAAGATGGACGCGATCATCTTCACATCGAAGGCTAACTACGGCCTCGCGGCGAGGGCCGGCTAATGGCGACCGTCAATGCCGGAATCGTCGGAGAGATCGACGCCACCGAGCGCAACGGCGTCGTCACCAAGCTCGTGTGCCTCGCCCGTGTGACGGGTCTCAGCGACAACGACCCGCAGGTGCTGACGTCGGCTCTCGCCGCCTGCACGACGGCGGGCTACTCGGTCGGGTCGACGCTCACGGGCTACCCCGCCAACCTCGTGCTGGTCGAGCGCAGCCCGCGGCTCACCGACGACAAGACCGTGGTCGACGTCTCGCTGTCCTACGAGACCGACACGCGCAGTCAGGGCGTGGCCGGGCTGGCTTTCGGCTTCCTGCTGGCCCGTATCAAGACGAGTCTGTCGCAGGCCACGGCCTATGTGGATCGCTACGGCAACCCGATCACCGTCACGCACGTTTACCCGACGA